TGTCCTTGTTCGGTGGGTTCTTCGGGTTTGCCCAGGGGGGTCTTGTTCCTCCGTTGCGGTATGCGTCCGGAGGCACGGTTCCGAAATTCCAATCTGGCGGAATGATCGCCGGCTATGGTGGGTCTACGAGCGACAGGTATCCGGTCATGGCGAGTCCGGGAGAAGGGTTCTTCAGCGCAGCTGCGATGAAGAGAAACCCCATTGTTGCCCGCGAGATCATGGCTGGCAAAAAGGTCCGGAAGAAGGTGGGCGGTGGCGGTGGAGCCGTGGCCGTCACTTATGCTCCTGTGGTCAATGTCGAGGGCGGTCCAGGGGGCGGTGGAGAGCAGCAGGGTCAAGAGATTCAGGCCGTCATTGAGCGTGGATTCATGGAACTCTTGAATCGTGAGATGCGGCCCAACGGCGCACTCGAGGGTATTTCCCGCAGGGAGTTCACATAATGGCATTTCCGACATTCCCAACGAGTCACGCCGGGACGGAGATTCAGGCGGAAGTCAGTTCCGGAGGATTGACTCGAAAGTTCAGGCTCAACGAAACGAACTACGGCGACGGATACCAGCAGGTTACGTCGCGTGGTATCAATGTTGAGGAAGATGAGTGGCGACTGAAGTTCGTCCTGCCGCATGGGGCGGCGGGTGCGGTGACCGATTTTCTGGATGCCCGTAAGGGGGCAGAGCCTTTCTACTGGACGCCCCCTCGTAAGACATCTGGGCTGTTCCGGGTGATGGAATACCGGCGTAGTGAGCTACAGGGCGATAGCGAGTCCATCACTTGCGTGTTCAAGCGGTGGTACGGGAGTGATTCATGAGTCGCAGAGAAGACCAGCAGTCACTACTGCCGGGTCGATTGGTCGAGTTATTTGACTTGGACCTTTCCGAGATACCCGGCGAAACTGCCATCTACCGATGGTGTTCGTCGTTCCAGGAATCCGGTGACGTGGTATGGAAGGGCAACACATACACCCCACTGCCGATTCAGGCCAGTGGGTTCGAGACAGTTTCCAAAGGCACGCTACCCACTCCGACTCTCCGCATGGCAAACGCCAAGCTGGTCCCGTCTGCGATCATCAACGATATCGGTGATCCTCTCGGAGCGAAGGTGACCCGTTGGCGTGTTCATGAGAAGTACCTCGACGGGAATTCTCTGGCCAATCCGAATGAGCATTATCCGGTCGATGTTTTTCAGGTGGAGCGGAAGAAGACTGAGAATCAACTGTTCGTAGAATTTGAACTGTCTTCGTATCTGGACAAAGAGGGCATTCGGCTACCTCGTCGCCCCGTCCTGCGTAACGCCTGCCTGCAACGGTACAGGGTCTACGACGGATCGGCGTTCAACTATGCCGAAGTGACTTGTCCGTGGCTGGGGCAGGACGCGCCCACTGACGAGGGTCCGTTTTTCAATGAGAACGACGAGTCGACTACCAAGGATTTGGATAAGTGCGGTAAGCGTTTGAAGAGTTGTCGCTTGCGTCACGACGCAGCGGGACTGCCTATTCCGGGTTGGTTTTTTCCGGGGGCCGGGAGAATCAGATAGTGGATTTCCATATCGAGGAATCAACAGGTGCAGTGAGATGTGGCAGTACGCTATCAGCCCACATCAAGGCTCATGCCTGGCAGCAGTACCCCAAAGAGTCCGTGGGTGCGATTGTCCGTGGCGAATATGTCCCACTGCACAACGTCCACCCCAGTCCGCATACCGGATTCATGGTGAATCAATATCCGGACGATCTGGAAGCGTTGGTTCACAGCCATCCCGATACGCTGACCTGCCCTTCGGCGGCAGACATGAGTCAGCAGGCGGCGATGGACGTTCCGTGGGGCATCGTGAGCGTAGACGGGAAGTCCTCTCAGGTCTCGGAAGTGGAGTGGTTTGGTGAGGGATGCCCGATACCCCCTCTGCTGGGCCGCACGTTCCTGTCTGGCGTGAGAGATTGCTGGTGTCTGGTCAAGGACTGGTACACGCTGAACCACCCGGAAATCGGCCACAAGCTGCCTCAGTTGCCTCGTGACCACGACTGGTACAAGGACGAGATCGACCTGCTGGGTCCGCAGAACATTGAAGATGCCGGATTTGAGCAGATACACATCTCGGAGATGCGTCTCGGAGACGTTATTCTGGGCCGGATCGGCTCTAGGGTAGTCAATCACTGCGGTGTATACTGGGGCGGCAATCAGGCACTGAGCCACATGGAAGGCCGGCTATCCCGGCTGGAAGTGGTGCATCACTGGCTCCAGCGGGCGGAATACATTCTCCGGCATAGGGACATGCCATGAAGCGACTTATCCTGCACGGTTTTCTGGCAAAAGAGTTTGGACGCGAATTTCGCATCATGGTTCCCAGTGTGGCGGCAGCGATTCGCCTGATGGAGACCAATTTCCCAGGGCGGTTCAAGAAAGCTCTGGAGACTGGCTGGTTTGTAATCTCGACGACGATTCGTCCCCAAGGGATGTCGGAAGTCGAACTGCACATGAACACATCAGCCCGAGAGATTCACATCCGGCCAGTCGCGGCGGGATCGTTTAAGGGATTTCTGGGGCTGTTGGGTGGTGCTGGTGGCGCGGGCTTTCTGGGTGGAATTTTCTCTCCGTTTGGAGCAGGTGCGGCTGCGGGTGCTGCGGGGGCCACTGGCGGTGGTCTCCTTGGCCTGGGGGCAGGCGGCGGATTCGGTTCCATCGCTCTGGGTCTTGGACTCCTTGGAATTCTGATGTTGATCTCGTCGGCGTTTGCGTCTGACGAGGAGGAACGTGAGACAGAGGAGCGTGCCAGTTTTCTATTCGACGGAGCGGTGAATACGAGCGAGCAGGGAGTTCCGGTTCCTATTGTCTACGGTCGAATTCGAGCGGGTTCCGTGGTCGTAGCTGGCGGTCTGTCTACAGAGAGAATTCTGCGTACCGGCGGCAACAGTACCGACGCTGATCGGCTGAAGTTCACAGTGGCTACAAAGCCTGCACTGAAGACGACCTTCGGTGCAGTGATTGGATAAGCGATGTCGATCTCCGGTGAGTCCAAAAAGAAAAGCCGTAAGCCTGTTGAGCATCCGAACACTCTTCAGTCGCGTTCGGTGGGTCGTATTCTGGATTTGATCAGCGAAGGTCCGATTGAGGGTCTGTTCGATCAGGACAATCCAGAGAAGTCCATCTATATGGACGAAACGCCCGTGATGAACGCTGACGGGTCGTACAACTTTGAGGGCGTGACGGTTGTTGAGCGGTATGGGGAAAGTGATCAGGACGCTATTCCCGGCTTCGCCCAGGTCGAGACTGAGCAGAGCATTTCTCAGCCGCTGACGAACACAAGTCCGGTGACGTTCACCGTGACGGATTCCGACGTGAAGCAGGTGCGGGTAAAGGTTCGTGTCAATGCCCTGCACACGCAGAATCAGGACAACGGTGATGTTCTTCCGGCCACAGTCATACTGAAGGCTGAACTTGGTTCGACCGCCGTCAGCACGGCATCGGTGGTGGATGAGCTTCCGCTCACGACCGGAGTTGCTTCCGTAACCATTACTGCCGGTGGGACCAGCTACACCCACCGTCCCACAGTGGTCTTTAGTGGCGGCGACGGTTCCGGTGCTGCCGGGACAGTAGTGATGTCGGACGAGGCCGGTGGAACGGGTAGTGTGGTCGGGGTCACGATCACCAGTAATGGTTCCGGCTACACGGAACCGCCGAATGTAAGTTTCAGCCTGGCGACCGGAGGCTTCGACAAAGAGGCCGAGGCGACCAGTGTATTGCAGGCCGCAGGCGGGACAGGCTACACGTCTGCTCCCAGCGTGACGATAAGCGGAGGTGGTGGAACGGGGGCCGAGGCGATAGCCGAGGTCAGCGGTGGTTCCGTCACGGGTCTGTTCCTGACGACTTCTGTTGCTGACGTGAAGCTGTTGGAAGGTGGATCGGACTATCAGGAAACGACGGTCCAGTTCAGTGGTGGTGGCGGCACTGGTGCAACTGCGATTGCTACGGTCGTTGACGGCGTCGTCGAGGACATCGAGGTTACGTCCGGTGGGTCGGGGTACGGCGAGTTCCCTCCCGACGTGACGGTGACCGGCGGCACAGGATCAGGGTTTGTCGGAACAGCGACGTTGACGGATGGCGTAGTCACGGGCGTGACCATCACGGACGGTGGAACAGGCTACCCTTCCGTAGATGTGCAGTTTGGTCTGGCTTCTGGCTCAGGAGCCACAGCCTACGCTCGGATCACTGGCAGGTCTGGTCCGATTGCGAGCATCCATGTGTCGAACGGCGGCTCTGGGTATGTGATCGCTCCCACTGTCGTCATCAGTGGCGGTTCCGGATCAGGAGCCACGGCGACAGCAACGATCAGTGGAGGCGTGGTGACGGGAGTTACGGTCACCAACGGCGGTACTGGGTATTACGCCCACACGACGGATATCTATTTCACTGGGGGATTTGCAGACGGAACAGGTTCCGGTGCAGCCGCCCGTGCGGTTTTGACCGCTGGCCGGGTCACGGACATCACAATGATCAACGGCGGTTCAGGCTACACTCTCGAGCCTGCGGTCAGTATCACGAACACAAACGGCACAGGGACCGGAGCATTGACCCGTGCAGTGGGCAAGCTGGCCGGCGGTTCGGGCTACACGACGGCCCCTACGGTTTCTTTCTCTGGCGGTGGAGGCAGCGGGGCAACGGCGATTGCCAAGATATCTCCGTACCATCTCTATGGTGGGCATATCACTCTGTCAGGTAAGTGCGTCGGTCCTTACGAAGAAGCGTACCTGTTGGACTTTGCTCGGCACTCGGATGCTCTGGTGGACGCTGGAGTTCCGGCCCTGACCTATCCCATCAGTGTCCGGATCAGCCGGGTATCGGAAGACAGCGATGCGATCACCGTAACCGACGAAGTCTCCGTTGTCGGCTACACGGAGATTCAGCCTTACAACCTGAGCTACCCGGACAGTGCGATGATCGCTCTGACTCTGGACGCTCAAAAGTTTGGTGGCAGTATTCCCCGGCGGTCATACGACATTAAGGGTAAGAAAGTTCGAGTCCCAAAAGGCTACGATCCAGACGGGACGGTAACCACGGGAAGAACGTATCCAGACTTCTGGGACGGCACGTTCGAGGAAAAGTGGACGGACAATCCGGCGTGGATTCTTTTGGACGCTTTGACGGATACCCGATACGGAGCAGGCATCCCTCTCGACATGGTCGACGTTTACTCGTTGTACCAGGTCAGCAAATACTGCGACGAGGTGATTTCCCACGAAGTGGTCGATGATCACGGCACGTCTCGTACGGTCTCGGAATTCCGCTATACGCTGAACACGGTAATTGCATCCCGTCGTGAGGCCCATCAGGTAGTTCAGGCGATTGCATCCACGTTTCGAGGGATGGTCTATTGGTCATCTGGCGGCGTAGCGTTCAGTCAGGACAAGCCGAAGACGGCGACTCGACTGGTGGCTCCAGCGGATGTTGTCGACGGTCAGTTCAGCTATAGCTCAACGGCCCGCAAGGCCCGGCATTCAGCGGCGTTGATCTCGTGGAACAATCCCGACGACGGTTTTGCTCAGGACATCGAGGTGTTTGAGGATTCGTCTCTGATTGACAGGTACGGATACAACCCGATTGAGA